TGATTTTCAAAACTGCTCTTTAGTTACTTCTATATTTACTTTACAGTTCATGTCACCTAAAGATAGGCAAGAGGTAATCAATAAAATTTACAAAGGTCTTAATACAGGTGGTGCGTTTATATTTTCGGAAAAAACATTTAGTTCTAATCCAAGGGTACAAGATATGATGACCTTTATGTTTTATGATTATAAGAGACAACATTTTTCTGATAAAGAAATACTTGACAAAGAAGTACAGCTAAGACACATGATGAAACCAAATACTCAATCAGAGTTGTATGAAATGGTAGAAGGTGCTGGTTTTGAATTACATACTTTTTGGCAGAACTTTAACTTTGTAGGTATTGTTGCTTTAAAGAAATAATAAATATTTCTATGGCGATACCAAAAGCGAAGTATGAAGATTTAAAAGAGTATTGGGATTATCAACGTAAGATAGCATATAACAAAGAGTTAATCTTTCATATGGCTGACAAGTTTCAAAATAGAGTTTATAATGACTTTGGTAATGTTTCAATAGATGAATTAAAAAAATTGTTATGGACAAGGGTTAATCCTAGTGACTATGAAGAACCTAGAAAAGGTTATGTACCAGCAGATGAGAAGTTAAGAATTGAAGGAGAGGGTAAACCCTTCTTACCAAAAGTGATGATACCTAAAAATGATCCTTATTTTAAGGGTTGACAAGTTAAGTAGAATGATATATAATAAGAACATAAATTTATAGGAGTTATGGAATGAGTGATTTTTTAAAAGATATAATTAAAGAAACGGGTAATGAATATGCTGGTTTAGTAAGTGATGGTATTGATAGTGCTGACGTAACAAGTTTCATAGACACAGGTTCGTATTCATTTAACGCATTACTATCTGGTAGTATCTATGGTGGTATGCCAAGTAACAAGATTACTGCAATCGCAGGTGAAGCAGCAACAGGTAAAACATTTTTCGCATTAGGTATTTGTAAAGCATTTTTAGATAAAGACCCAGATGCTGGTATTATCTACTTTGAATCCGAAAGTGCTATCTCAAAACAAATGATTGAGGCTAGAGGTATTGATTCTAAAAGAATGGTAATAGTTCCAGTTGCAACAGTACAAGAATTTAGAAATCAATCAATAAAAATTTTAGACAAATATATGGAGCAAACAGAGAAGATTAGAAAACCTTTAATGTTTGTATTAGATAGTCTAGGTATGTTATCGACTACAAAAGAAATGGAAGATACAGCCGCAGGTAAAGAAACAAGAGATATGACAAGAAGTCAAATTGTCAAATCAACATTTAGAGTATTAACATTGAAACTTGGTAGAGCAAACTGTCCATTGATTATGACTAATCACACATATGACGTTATAGGTTCAATGTTCCCTCAAAAAGAAATGGGTGGGGGATCAGGATTGAAATACGCTGCTTCATCAATCATCTATCTCAGTAAGAGAAAAGAAAAAGAAGGTACTGAGGTTATTGGAAACATTATACATTGTAAAAATTTTAAATCTAGGTTAACAAAAGAGAACGCCATGATAGATGTAAAACTTACTTACAAAAAAGGTTTAGACAAATATTATGGTCTTACAGAACTTGCTGAAGAAGCTGGTATCTTTAAGAAAGTATCTACACGATATGAAATGCCAGATGGTTCTAAAGTTTTTGGTAAGAACATCAACGATAACCCAGAAAAGTATTTTACAAAAGATGTGTTAGACAAAATAGATGAAACAGCAAAAAGAAAATTCCAATACGGATCAGACGAAGACACCGAGTAAAAGATACGCCTTTGCTCAAAAAGAAGGTGATGATTTTAGTTGTGTAAAAATTATGGATGGTACATACGAAGGTATCATCTATAAGTATGACAATGTGGCCTTTGAACATAAGCCGTTAGACGGGGGTGATATACCATTGAGATTTACATATGACATTATGGCAAATCCTAACGAAGAAGATATACTTTCAGAAGACTTCAGAAACTACATTGGTGATATTTTAATTGAAGTAGTTGAACAACAATTAAAAGAAGGTAAGGTAGATATTGGAAAGTAACTTTATCAAAACATACGATAATGTATTGTCAAAAGACCAATGTCAACATTTAATAGATAAATTTGAAGACAGTCGTGTACAATGGCAGAAGACAGAATTAAAAGATCATAGATCGTTTACTGAAATTAATATAAACTTACATGAAGATTGGAAAGAGTATGAGAAAATAGTTTATACTTCATTAAGACCATACATTGATAGATACGCTGAAAGATTTAAAATCACTCACAATTGGCCAGAGAAATTTGGTTGGGAACAAATTAGATTTAAGAAATACGAAGTAAATGACAAAGATGAGTTTAAAGAGCATGTTGATGTTATGGATTATGCTAGTGCTAAACGGTTTTTAGTATTCTTTTTATATTTAAATGACAACGAAGGAGGGTTGACTTCCTTCCCAGAATATGATACAATGATAGAACCAAAGGCAGGTAAGTTACTAATGTTTCCACCATTATGGACACATAAACATATAGGCCACAAACCATTAACAAAACCAAAGTATATTATAGGAAGTTATTTACATTACACATGAACGACAGAATAGAAAACACAATATTAAATAATCTTTTCTACAATGAAGACTTTACAAGAAAAGCATTACCCTTTATTAGAGATAACTATTTCTCTAAAAGAGATGAGAGAAATTTATATATTGAAATAGAAAAGTTTTTACTCAAATATAATAATCTCCCTACAAAAGAAGCTATCCTAATAGAACTTAATAATAGAAAAGATTTAAACGAAGAAGAATATAAAAACGTAAAAGATTTAGTTTCTACTATTCATAATGAAGAAACTGATTTAAAATGGTTATTAGATACGACAGAAAGATTTTGTAAAGATAGAGCCGTTCATAATGCTGTATTAGAAGGTATTAAAATATTAGATGGTAAAGATAAAACTAGAACTCCAGAAGCATTACCTAGTTTATTAAGTGACGCATTAAGTGTAAGTTTTGATAAACACGTTGGTCATGATTACATAGAAGACGCACAAGAAAGATTTGATTGGTACCATACAAAAGAAAAAAGATACCCATTTGATTTATCATACTTCAATAGAATTACCAAAGGGGGTATACCAAGTAAGACTTTGAATATCGCTTTGGCTGGTACGGGTGTTGGTAAATCTTTGTTTATGTGTCATGCTGCTGCAGCATTCTTAACTCAAGGTTTGAATGTATTATATATTACTTTAGAGATGGCAGAAGAACGTATCGCTGAAAGAATAGACGCAAACTTATTTGATATTTCTATGGACGATATTAGAACTATGCCCAAAGATGTGTACGACAACAAAGTTAAAAAATTAGAAGATAAAACAAATGGTAGATTAATTATTAAAGAATATCCTACTGCGTCAGCTCATAGTGGTCATTTTAAAGCGCTGATAAATGAATTAGCATTAAAGAAAAGTTTTAAACCCCAAGTTATCTTTATTGATTATCTTAATATATGTGCTAGTGCTAGATTTAAAGGCGGTAACATATCATCATACTTTTACATCAAAGCTATTGCCGAAGAGCTTAGAGGTCTTGCAGTAGAACATGATGTACCTATCTTTAGTGCAACACAGACAACTAGAAGTGGGTTTACTTCTTCTGATATTGGATTAGAAGATACTTCAGAATCATTTGGTCTACCAGCAACAGCAGATTTTATGTTTGCTCTAATTAGTAATGAAGAATTAGAAGGTCTAGGACAAATGAAAGTAAAACAATTAAAGAATCGTTATAATGACCCAAGTATAAACAGGTCATTTATAATAGGTGTTGATAGAGCTAAAATGAGATTATATGATACTGATAACTCAGCACAAAATATAGTAGGTGGTAAGGAACTAAAACAGGAGGAAAACTATCCATCACCTGAAGATTCATATGAAAAGTTTTCCGATTTTAAATTATAGGAGAAATAATGAGTAAATTTGTAGTATTTACAAACGCAAATCCACCCTTTGAAGGAACGGATATAGTTATTAATGTTGATAATATTGTCACCATTTATAGAGATTTAACAAAAGAAAACAAAGTAGCATTATGGTCAAAAGAAAACTTTTGGCATATTGAAGAAGATTTTAATACTGTTATGGAAAAAATAGGATTAGATTATAAAGAAAAAGTAAAAGATAAGGAGATTAACTAATGATTGAAAATAGTTTATTTACAATTCCAATGTGGTCTATACCAACTTTAAATTTTAAAAAGAAAAAACCACAATTAGAAAAATTGTGTAAAGCATTTCCTGAAAGAAAACATGGTCTACAAACTTTTTCTACAAATAGACAAAAAGATAGATCAGGTTTTGCTGATGCTTTTAATAATATTATGGCTGAAGAATTAGGTATGTTATCTCAAAAACTAAAAAAAGATATTCACTTACAAGATATATGGTCAGTATCATATAAAAAAGGTGACTATCATACTCCACACGATCATGGATCAGTAGGGTTAGCTGG